AACATACTAATATCACGTGAGCGTCCGAAATAAGCCATACTATCCTATATAAATTGGGATTGGAACATTAGCTAAAGTTTTAGCCATATATTCATTCTCTTCAGCTCTTCTTTGAAGTTGCATTCTACGAGAATTTTCATCTAAGTCATTTCTTAATTTTTCAATTAAGGATACTTGTAATTCTTTAGATTTAGAAAATAAATCTGCTTGATTTAATGTTGTTTCGGCTCCTGGAATTGGAACTGTAGAGTATTTACCCCTAATAAATCCTAACATTTCGGCTGCTAAAGCTAATGTATATTCAAATATCCAATATCTACCAGGCCCATTTATAGTTGTATATGTTGGGTTGGTATAAGGTACATTTGATATGTCTGATATTAAATTAGCTCCTGAACCAGGTCCAGTAGTATTTATAACACTATTTCTTTCTGAAGTTTTGATGTATTCAAAGAATAACATTTTATCTGCGGTAGGAATAGGGAATATTTTTAATTTATTATTTACAATATTAAATGAGAATGCTGAACGTCTAATGGTATCATTCAATTCAATTGCTTGAATTGTGGCTATATCATAATTTAATGGCATTAACATAAAGTTAATAGCAGGAGATTTATTACCGAACCCAAAGGCATCTAGTAATTGTTGTGATCCGTATCCTGTACCAGCATAAGGGTCAAAATAACGAACAATAGCAGGAGCGTTTTCATAAAAAATAGTTTTTATTTCAATTGTATCACTTCCTGTTACAACACCTGAAGACGAAGCCCAAGCAGCTAAATCATAGTCTTGGTTACCTTCTTTCATTGTTAATGAACCAGTATAAACAGTAGTTGTACCACCCACACCAGCTTCACTACCATAATCTTGTGCCATCCTGATTATATTACCTAATGAAGGTTTTATAACTTGGTTATTAAGATTAATAGTTGTTGAATTAGCTTCTAATGATAAGAAATTATTTCTAATTTGATATAGGTAAACTTCATTTCCGTAAGTAGTAACTGCGGTTTCAAAACAAGTAAAGAATTGATCAGCACCCATTTCAATATCCATTGAAGGATATCCTAAACGAGTAGCACAAAAGTTAGCTACTTTTACTGCATCTGTTCTAAAACTCGATTCTGAATCGTAGAAATGGAATGGGGTTGAGGCACCTGTAATAAAGGTTGCTGTCCCAGTCCATAATTGTGAATTGGCCATGTTGTATTATTTAGTATAAATATTGAAAAGAGCTTAGTCTCTAAAGTCTTGGTATATTTTCAATATAGGTGTTACAATCTCATGTCTATGATTTTGTAGTAGAGCAAATACTCTAAATCCTTTAACATGTTCTTCAATTCTTGTTAGAAAAGAAAAACCAGTATCTTTTTTTATTTTTAAATCTATTTGAGCTAAATCACCACATATTACCATTTTAGAGTTTTTACCTAATCTTCCGATTACTGTCTCCATTTGGTCGTGTGTAACGTTTTGTGCTTCATCTACAATAACGAATGAGTTTAAGAATGTTCTTCCTCTCATGAATGCAAATGGTACAATCTCAATATTTCCGTTAGCCAATTCCTTATCTACTTTATCTTTGCTATATAGTGCGTATAAATTATGATAAATCGGGGCTAACCACGGATCCATTTTTTCTTTCAGGTCGCCGGGTAAAAAACCAATGTCCTCTTTGGCTACCGTTGGTCTTGTTATAATAATTTTTTCTACTTCTTTATTAAATAGTAAATCTAAGGCTGCTTGTACTGCTACAAGTGTTTTTCCACTTCCTGCCATTCCTTTTAAAACGGTTACAGGGTTTTCTAAGATGATTGCTTTTGCTTGTTTTTGTTCTTCGTTAAGAACTAAATTGAACTTGATAGGAGTTTTTGGTTTTCTCTTTTGAGTATAAACCTCGTCGGTGTGGTGGTTTGAAGCCATATTAATAACGTTTGTTTTCGATAAATATAAAAAAAAAGACCTAGCTTGCGCTAGGTCTCTTAATATCAAGAATTGATTACTACTATACTAAGTTAGTATCAGCAACTAATACTTTACCATAGAATTCTGGTCTTACCATTTTCTTAGCGTAACGAGTCATGATACCTTTTCTTGGAGTAAAAGTTTCTGGATCGTAAACTAATGGAGTCATGATAAGTGGAACATATGGAGCATAAACTGCACCTGATTCCAAGAATTGGTTACCTCTGAATCCCATTAATATAACGTTTTCAGTCATATAAGGATTTTTGTAAACTTTATATCTAGAGTTTAATGAACCAATTTTTTGTACACCAAAAGCGTATGAAGCTTTAGATACATCACCATCTGAATCAGAAGAGAAACCTGGGATTGATTCCAAAATAGTAGCTACTGTTGGAGAAATTACCATGAAGTTAGCACCACCTCTTAAAGTTCTTTGGTGAATTAAGTTAGAGATTTTTTGCAATTTAATTCCAAGAGTTTGGAACCAAGACATTTGAGTGTAGTATACACCTGATGTGTTAGAAACTCTGTTACCATTTACGAATGAATCACCTACTTTTGCAGACCATACTTCAACTTGGTTAGTTGGAACGTTTTGGATCAACATATCAAGGATTTCCAAGTCAATCTCTAATGAGATATATTCTGACAAGATTCCAGTCAATTCCGCTTCAGCATCTAGTGAATGGAATGCATTTAAATCTTGAGAGAACTCTGGAGTCCATTGTGCTTTCAATTTACGAGTTTTCGCAACGATAGCTTCTGATCTCATTTTAACATCAATTTCTGGGATAGAGATTGAAGTATCAACAGCAGCTGTTGAAGTAGCTTCGTAATCACCTCTTGCGTTATCAGCAGTTTGTTTGTTGTAAGCAACAGTAAATACTGATGGAGAAGTAATAACTGAAGTTGCAGATGCAGTAAAGAAGAAATCAATATTTGCACCGTTTACTTTTGTAAATGCTTGTAAACCTTTAGCATCAGTAAATGCACCAGAAGTAGCTGAGAATGCTCTAACTCCGTTAGTATCGTAAGATGCTAATTGAGAAGTTGGGATAGATACTTTCCAGATTTCACCTGCTAACATTGAAGCTGATAATTCTGATGTATAGTTAACGTCAGCGAATGTAGATGTTGTTCTTACAGCTGATCCTGAAACTAAGTTACCTGAAGCAGTTGAGAATTGGTTGATTGAATAACCAAATCTACCAGCACCATAAAGACCACCAATAGCTTCGTTACCAAAGTTAGCAGATTGAGAACCATATAATGAATCTTGATCAGCGAATGGAGCTTTGTTGTTACCGTATTTAAAATCTAAGAAGAATACCAAACCAGCTGGTAAGCTCATAGGTTGTACAGAAACGAATTCTTTAGCAGCAATTTGTCCGAAGATTTTTCTTACTAAAGGCAATGCTACAGCAGCATATTGCTCACCTGATCCAGCTGAGAAGCTAGCTCCAGTTCCTGTAGTGTTGTTTTCAACTACTAATTGTTTTGCTTGACTTTCAAGCATAATAGCCATATTTGACTTGTCAGTATCACCAAGACCTTCTAAAAGTCCTGATTTTCCCCATTTAGTTGCTAATCTAGCAGCATCTTTCTGTACCGATTGGTATGGGTTTGCAGATTCCAATAATGAATTAATCATGTTTGCCATGTTTTCTGTGTTTTGTTTTTGTTTATAATTAAATTATACCAGCAATTTTTTGCATTCTTTTCATGAACTCATCACCTTCAACGATTGGTTGTCTGTTTGGAGCAACACCAGCTGCTTTAGAAGCAAATGATAAAGACTCTTTAATAGGGTTTTTAGTCGTTGTGAATGATTCTTTCAATGTTTCAAAGATGTTTTTAGTTTCTTTAACTGTTTCAGCTCTATCGAAAGCGTTGATAACTTTTACTTTTTGAGCTTCTGTTAAATTTCTACCTTTGAATAATTTGTTAACGTAAAGTAATTTAGCATTTAATAAATTTACTTCATTTAAAGAAGAACGTAATACAGCAATTGTGTTAAGAGCTTCTTCTAATTCTGCAGATTCAAAAGCTTTATAACCTTTAGTCATACCTGTACCTAAGACACCTGCTTTTTTCAAGCTAGCAGCACCTTTATCGATTACATTTTTTTCAAAGCTTTTAGCTATTCCTAATTCAGGTGCGTTAGCTACAGCATCGTATGCTTTTTCAATTCCTCTGCTTACTTTTTGAGCAGCACCTTTAATAGCAGATCCGATACCTTCTTCCATTTCGTCTTCTGATTCTTCGAACATTTTAGGTCCAGTACCTAAACCTTTACCACCATGAAGTTTTTGACCTACAGAATCAATGAATTTTTCTAATGACATTCCTGCTTTAGCAGCTAAGTCTTTAACATTATCCATTATTCCTTCTTCAAGTTCTTCTAGGTCTTCACCTTCGTTCAATGAATCTAATTCAGCTAAGATTTCGTTAAGGTTAAGTTCGTCTTCTTCCGAAGCTTCTTCTTCTTCACCTGCTTCTTCTTCACCTTCTTCTTCGCCAGTTTCCATAACGTCGTTCATAACGCTTCTGATGATGTCTTTAAGTTCGTCAACTGTAATTTCACCAACTGCGTCTTCGTCTTCGGCTTCTTCTAATGTGTTTTCATTCATAGCTTCGTCTGCATCTTTATCAGCAGCTTCTTCTAATGAATCTAATTCAGCGATTAATTCTTCTAATGAAATTTCTTCATCCATTGAATCGCTTTCCATGTTTTCGTTCACTTCTTCTTCTTCCATTTCCTCTGCTAATGCTTCCAATTTATTGGACATCATTTCTTGCATACGAGGAGCGAAAGCTTCTTCAAGTGCTAATTTAGCGTTTGCCATAGCAGTCTCTCTAATAGACTTAGCCTCAGCAATAGCTTCACTATAAATTTTAGTGTTGTTTGACATAAAATTGTTTTTGATTGTTTTTGATTACTTATTGGGAAGTAATATAGAATTGTTTTAGTTGAGGGAGATTATATTGGGATAATCTATCATTAAGATATCCATAAATATATAGAGGGAACCAAGAAAGCGCTTCTTTTTAGGAAGCGCTTAAATTTATGAGAATATGTTAATTTATCTTATACAACATACACCTGATTGGGCACAGATAATATCTGATATTAATGTATTTACTTTGTTGTATTTGTTTGTGGGTTGTTTTGGGTTGTAATTTTCGTTTAGTCCTGTTGGTTTCATAAACGCACCTTGTGTTGATGGAGTTGAAACGAAATCCCAACATAAAAGTTCGAAATCGTCTTGTACTTCTAATGTACCTTCTCCTAATGGTTGAACTGAACCCATACCACGAGATGAAATACCAACTGTAATGTTACAAGCGAATAATTCTCTTAAAATGTTTCCGGATGGAGTAGGTAATATTTCAATTTTACCCATCAAATCATCCCCGTCCCACCATAATTTAAGTATGTTGTGTGATACGTTTTTTAAGTTGATTACAGCTGATTCTGGATGATCTAATTCACCTAATGCTCTATTTTCCGCAATTGAAGTGGTAATATATTCTTCTACTACTCTTTCAAGTGTGTCTTTAGGATAAACTCTACCGTTTTGGTTTTTAGAGTCAGCTCTTTGAACTACTCCTTCAACAATGAGATTTCTACTACCTTTAATTCCTTCAGTTAATGAAGTAGATTTAGGTGAGAAAATTGAATATTCTATTAATAATGACTTGCTCATATTATCCTATTGTTACGGCATTACCTTGTTTTAATTTATTTAGAGTATCTACTTTACCTGCACCAGATAAAGTTCCAAATTTTGGATCTTTTTGAGCATCATCTACTGCATCTTTACCAGCATAAGTAGTACCTTCTTCCATTTCTCCATCTTCATTACCTACTGATAATGCTCCGTCTAAGTAGTCTTTAGCTCCATCCAAATAGTTTTTAGCTAAGATTATTTTTGCTTGCCACCAATGTGGAAAATCAATTTCTCCCATATTATCTACAGAATCAATTGTTTTGTAAAGTTCAGATGCCATTTTAGCTATTAAATATAATTCAGCTTTAATCATGTGAGGTTCGTTGTCTTGATGACCCAAATCTACATCTTCGTTTAATTCGTCGTTTTTAGGGGTATTGATTTTTTCTCTTACACTAACTAAAAATTGGTCTATTTCGTTGTTATCAACATCATATCCTATTTTAGATAGGTTGGTTTTAATCCAGTTGAAAGTAAATTCATCGGGTTCAATAGCTGCAGTTGAAAGATATGGAGATTGACCTGACATGCTTCCACCTTTACGGTGTACTGTTAAGCCTACTTTACCATCATCATAGAATTTAGCTTCTAATGAACCATTAGGAGAATATAATTCATCTAAAGATGGTTTGTCTATTTCTACTACGTTAGCTTTTTTTTTTTCGGCAACCATGGCTTTTACTTCCTCAACAGTTTTACCTACCATTTCGGCATATTTTTCATATAAGGCCTCTGTCTTTTCATTTAATGGAGATGAATCAGCATTTACATCAGCTACTCTATCAGCATACTGACCATGTTCATCTAAGAAATCTGAATCATTGTAAAATGCTTCTCTTTCATCATCACTCATTTCATCATTAGATTTTGGAGTTCCATCTGGGTGGTAACCTGGTCTAGAAGATCCTTCACTTAAACTATCTAAATAATCTTTTACTTTTTTAGGTAATTTAGAACCTCCTTGTTTGTATTCATCCATGAAATCTTCAATATCAGATTCAGAATAACCCATTTGTTTTAATCCACTTTCTACACCTTCTCTCATTAAACCTTTAGATGCTTTACCTTTACCAATTTTATCGATTTCTTTTTTAGTAGCTTCGATCCATTTTTCTTCTACCTCACCTTTACCATTGATTTTTTCAAAGTAAAATTGTGGGTTTTTAGTTAGGTTAGCTAATACTTTTTTCTGCGCTTTAAGTACGTTATCAGTAGATAAATCACCACTAGGTGCTGGTACATCCATGATATCAAGTTCATAATCCATACCTCTTGCATATTCATATGGGTTAACCATATCAATAGTTTTAGCTATAATTTCTACGTCTTGTTTACCTTCAGCTTGTTTAGCCTCTTTGTGAGCTTTCTCAGAAATAATATTTTTATTTTTAAGAATTCTAACAACATCATCAAATGAGTTTTGATGTGAGATCATAGAAAGATTTTGGTCTCTACGAACTTCGTAAAGAAATTTAGATTTAGTAACTTTACCATCTAAATATTGAGTATATAAGTTTTGAACTGTCATGTGTATAAATATTTTATTTACCTTGCCCTTTGTATAGTTTTCTATAATTTTTAGAACTTTTCAACTTTGATGTCTTGCATTTTGCATGAACTCCAGGACGTGATACTTTTGGTACTTCGGTTTTTACACCTGTTGAGTTTGATTTTACTTTTGCCATTACGTAGTTAAACCTTTTATTTTATCGTTAATTTCTTGTATTTTTTCGTTTATTTTAAACAATGAATTATGAGTACGTTTTAGAAGATTCATTTCTTCGGCATCACCTTTTAATTCAGTTTTCATTCTAGTAGTAAAATCAACTAAACGATTAATTTCGTCTAATTTACGTTGCATTTCTTTAACACCCATGTGCAATTGCTCTTGTGGTGTACGAGTTTTAGATTGTGACTTAAACTGAGAATAACGAACTTCGTTTAATGGTTCCTCTTTTGAGTCTACTATTTTAAATTTCATTGGTTCCATATGTAAATCTAAGTTTGGTATTTCTTCGAATCCAGTTTTAGAGGTTTCGTGTTTTTTATTTGGTTTTCTAAAAGCATGAGGTCCTAATGCACCCATTTTTTCTTCTAGTGGTTTCATTTTAGGTGGTTTTCTAAAAGCAACTTTACCTAAATATCCATTTAGTCCAGCTGTCGTATTACCTCCACCTACACCTTCGGCTTCGTCTAGAATTTCTTCAAGACATTTTTGTATTAATTCTTTTATCTTATTTGGTTCCATTATGAATCTTTTTTAATTCATTGTGAAGTTCTTGATATTGAAGTAATGATACTATATAATCGTCTTTAACAGTTTTAGATTCTAGTATAGGTGTAATTAAATTAATTACTTCTTTTACTTTAATCTTAGTTGTTGCGTCTTCTATTTTGGAAAGTGATTTTGTTAATGATTCTTTTAATGTTTTAAATTTAGAATCAACAAAAGATTTTAATTGTGTTGTATTAGAAATATTGTTAATATATTCTTTTAATACTTCTTTTTGTTCAGTAGATAATGTATCAAATTTAGTGTTAAATTTTTCTAACATTATTTTGTATACTAAAGCTCTAGTTCCTTTATCCAATCCTTCAAACTCATTAGCAATTGGTAATGGTGTGTTAGGGATTAATGGATTGTGAGAAATATGCTCTAAAATATTGATTTTAGAATTAATTATAGTTTCTAAATTCTTTACAGGTGAAGCATTAGCTTCTAATAGTGTGTAAGTTGAAGATAAAAGTTTATAATTTGAGATTTTAGCTTTAAAGAAATCTTCTATATCAAATGTAGATTTAATTTCTTTAATTAAATTGTATTTTTCTTTAGATAATCTTACCTGGTCAAGTGATTTGTTGATCTCCAAAATAGTGGATAGTGTGGTTTCAGCTTTGACCGGGGTTAGATTATGAGATTTAGATATCATTTGGTATATCTTATTTTCTTTTGCTAACTCAGTGTTAACAAAGTGCTTTTTGATAAGAGATACAGCTTTAGAGTCATGGTTAGACATAGTATCAGCTGTAATTTTTCTTACAAGAAGTTCGAATAAGATACCAGTATTTTTATACTTGTTGTGTTTAATTTGTGCCATTTATATGGTAAATAGTTAACTACTAATTATAAATATTAATTTTATTTTTCCTCCGTTAAAAGATTGTCCTCGTTCAATAAATCACTTTCTTCAAATAAATTTATTTTACGTTGAGGGAACATCCCTTTTAATTGATCTTGCATTTGGTTATATACTGTGTGAGTAGAAGCATTTTCATTTGTAAAAGCTGATCCACCTCTATTTCCACTTCTATATCCTTCAGGCCCTCTGTCACTTTTCATATCGGCAACACCTAATCTGTCTTTACCGAACGGGTTTTCTTGAGTATTAATATTTGATGCTTTTTCTTTTGGTCTACCTAATACTTGATCAGGATAAACATCTTGTTTTTCATCGTATCCTTTTGGAAGTTGACTTGTTCCTTCATAACGACCTGGTCCATATAGTGAAGCAAGTGAATGTGGTGTACCGTAAGCTGTACCAGTTTTAGATGGATCGTTTCCTTCTGATTCGATTTGATCAATTCTAAATTTACGTTTAGCGTCTTCAATCATTAAGTCTCTGTATTCTTCATACTGATCTTCGCTGAAATTAAATATATGATCGTAAACCCAGTCAGTTGGGACAATTTTATTTGTAAGTAATTCAGTTGCTAATGCTGCTTTTTCTTTAAATAAAGCTATTTTTTCTTGTTCGTATATGATTGAAGGTGTAGTTAATGATAACTCAAAGTTTGTCATTGCTTCTCCATCATATCCTTGTGCATATAAGTGAACTAAAGCTATTCTTGTTAATTCAGATACAAGTATACGTTGAAGTCTTTCTACTGTACGAGCGAATCTAATATCTTCAGCTGCTAATGTAGCTTTACCTGTTAAATCTTTTTCGTATCCGAAATAAGCTTTAGGTACTTTAAGTGCAGCAAATAATTTATTTCTTAAGTACTCAATATCTTCAATGGCTGCATAATCTAAACCTTTAGTAGTTTCGATTCTAGTTGTTGCATCACCCCCTCTTACAGGAATATAAAAATCTTCTAATATGTTTTGTACGTTATATTTTAGATTGTATTCACCTGTGGCTGGATCCATGTAAGGTGTTTTCTTCATCTTATTCATTGTTTTTTGCATGTAATTTTCTACCTCATTAGGTGGAATGTTACCTACATTAACAAAGAATGTACGTTTTTCAGGTGCTCTTACAATACGATGTATTAACATCGCATCTTCCATTAAAGTTAATTGTTTGAAAATTTTACGAGCGGGTTCAATGAAACTTCTACCATAAGGTAAATAGTTAAAATCAGATAGCAATCTAAAGTGAGCCATTTCATAATTGTCAAAATATATTTGACTATCTTTATTCATGGTCATTTGAGAAATGTTTTGAGATCCCAATTGTGAAGTTGCTGAGGTAAATGATGGGTCGTATCTGAATTTTACTTCTTGGGGTTTTTCAGGGTTTTTACCTTCTACTCTAATAATTGAATAAGATGAGAATGGGATTACATTATACACACCAAATTTTTCTGATATCTCTAATTTAAGATAAAAATCACCATACTTACACATGTTACGAGTCCAAGACCAAAGGTTAAACTCAATGTTTAATATATCGTAAAATAGGTTATAAAGTATTTTTTGTACTGTTTCATCCGAAGAACGTATTTGTAATACCTCTCCCATATCATTTCTTAGACAAGATTCATCTGCTAAGATATCTAACGTAGAAGCAATAATAGAATCACTATCCATCAATTCATAATCACTATAAAGTTGAATACGAGAGGTTGGATATGAAATATCACTATTATGGTTGTAGTTTAAACCACCTGTTGTAGTGTATACTTTATTATATCTATCAAATAAAGAGTTAGTTTGAAGTGTACCAAGTTGTTGAATACGATCGGTATCCATTACTTTTAATTGATCACCTCCAACGTTTCTTATCAATACGTCTGTCGAGAATAATCTTTTTAATCTACCAAATAATGAGGTATCTACCATAATGTGAAATTGTATATATTATAAATATTTGTTTGTTAAAGTAACCACGATATATCTTCCTTTCCTCCAGTTCCATCGTCCATTCTATATGGATTTTCAGCTTGGTTACTAAATGAAAATACACCAGCTGAGGATTGATTGTTAGTATGGAAGCTACCTAGTGTAGCACGTGTAAGTTCCATGTTTTGTTGACGGAATCTTAATGCACTGTCTCTTAAAAATAAACCAATGGCTAAAGCCATTACTAAATCATCATTATAACCACTTTGTGATTGGGCTTTTCCATTTTTCCAAACAAAAGTTCTTAACTCAGTTAATGATCGTTTAGATTGAATTATAACAGATTTTTCGTGAATGTACGAAACTAATTTGGATATGGCAAGTGGTCTTGTCTTCATTGATGTAGTAAAACCAGGTACCATACCTTGACCATTTTCCATTCTTGACATTTGGGATTCATTTGCTCCCATTGTGGTGTCAGCTTTTGAAGAGTAATGTAAATTTCTATAACCTCTTTCTATTAAGTGTTCTAAAACACTCCACCCAATATTAGCATTTTCTACTACTAATAAAGCATCATTATATTCTGTTGCTATAGCAAATAATACGTTAGCATAATCTCTTGTTGAAATTTGTGCTTTATATTCACCTACTTGTTTAGCTTCAGCTACATCAAAAATATGAAATGCAGAGTAATCGGTTCCGTCTCCACGGGCAACGTCGGCTACTATCATATAGTCTTTACTATAGTCAGGTAATTCCCAAAGCCATAAGGCTCCATCTACTCCTCGTTTTTCCATAGGTTCAGTTATAAAACTGGCCTCATAGAAATTAAGCATATCTGGTTCAATAACTGTATCCCCTGAGGTGCTAAAATCGCAATCACACTCTTGTGCTGCATGTCTTAATCCTAAGATTTCATCTTGAGCATCTCTCCATACTTGGGTTCGTTCAGGATGAACAGTCCAAGGTAAAGATAGAGGAACAAATTTGTTTTCTTTATTTTGAGCTTTAGAAAAGGATTTATGAAACCAATTACCAGTACCATTAGGGGTAGATAATGCTAAACATTGTCCCCCAGTAGCTAAGGTTTGTTGAGCCGAAGCAAAAATATCATCAATACCTTCAATAAAGG